TTTAGTGGCGGGGTCAGAATATCGCAGAGTATGGTCAGCTTTTAGCAGCGCTCCAATAGCTGTAGGCGCGTCCACTCCGAGACTTTGAAATGTTTGCTGATAAGGGGCAATCACCGCCTCATATGCGCGAGCCTTCTGCGCGTGGGTTTTAAATTCCTCTACGCCACGGTGGAAATCAGATTCACGCCGGTTTGCCTCGTTGGTCAGAATCCGCACTTCTTCGGGCGTTAGTGCTTCTCCTCGCTCGGCCTTCAAATAGGCTTCCTGCGCGGCTGGCTTCCAGCTAGACGGGGCCTTGATTGGCTTGGGCTCTTCCCTTGGAATCTCGGGTGCGGTTTCCTTTGCCGCGAATCGTCCCGCCTCATCCCTAGCACGTTGCTCGGCTGTTGTCTCTAAGGGTTTATCCTGAGTGACGGGTTCATGCGTATTGACTACAGTTTCAGTCTGGGAGACTTCATCCGTTTTATCTTCAAAAGCTGATTCAAGTGCTGATCGGAGGTCTGACATAGGGTTTTCCTAGTGGTTAATAAACTTTTTATCGTGCAACAAATCCAGCCAGCAGCGCAGGAACCAACTTCTCTTTGTAAATTGCACCGCTCGGGTGAATTCCATCAATTGAGGGGGTTGCCTTCACAGGGTCATTGGTAGCCGCTGCGACTGCGGGGTTGTGGCTCATGGTCACACTGAACGGCGAGGCTGTTCCGGTGTATGAGCGAGCCATGGATGTGCCGGTGCTTGGGGTTGTGGCAGGATTGAGGACAATCATCTCGCCGTACTTTGGCGGCTTATTCAGGCTCACCACTGCACCCGAGGCGTAGGCCCCCGCCAGAGTCGTTGCAAAGGAGCGAAGTGCCCACTTGTTGGCGTCTGTCGGGTCTTCAACTGATGCAGACCAATCAAGGAAAAGATCAATAGTTCCGTCAGCTACTTTGCTGGGAAACCACATATTCAGGCCATCGCGGGTAGAGCCGCCTGCAAACCCTGCGGCGGGTGTCTGGTTGGCGAGTGTCGTGGTTCCGTCTGTCGTAGCCACTCGGGGAAGAATGGAGAGCTGCGACAAGTGTTTCGCGCCAACCATGGCATTCTTGAGTGCCGTCCATACCGTGCCGTATGTGGTCTGCATCGCTGCCAAGTTGGCACCGGTTACATCGTTGGTGCCGAGTTGCAGCCAGGTATAGGTGTGGTACTTCGCCATGGACAGCAACAAAGAATTGTTGGCTGAAACTGTGGTCAGGGTCTTGCCTGCGGTTGCATAGACTGCGCAAGGCATAGTTGCAGCAGCAGCAGCGCGACGGAATGGGCCACCGCCTTCAGTGCCGGTGCTGATGACGTTCACATCTTGCACACCACGGCCGATCGAGTCACCCACACCCAAGAGGGCTTCAGTACCTTCAGGTACCAAACCGATAACCATCACAGGCCCCATGCTGTTGGATGTAGTGCCACCGGTAGGGGTTGTCAGTGGGCCGGATAAATATAGTTGGTTGTTTTCGTTGGCGGGGTCATAAGCGAGAACCGTATCGCCTACCCAATTCATGCCGTCGCCAATAAATCCGGTAGCCGTGTCAAAAATTACACGAATATAAAAGGCATCACCTTTTGTAATTGTTACGGTTGCGGCATCTGTCAGCAGATCAACGGTGCCAGCAGGGAGCGCCACACCATCTGCACCGGCAAATGTCATTTTGGTTGTGACGCCATTTAACTCCACAGCGCAACCAATAATAGTTACCCCTGCGGGGCCATCCGACTCGGCAGATGCGGGGGAGATTTTGTTAGCAAAAACCGCTTTTACAGATGTTGTGCTTTCGCGTGCAATGTACTGGCGGCGGCTAATGGCGCGAAGGCGTGGGCTTGTTAGGGTGACAGCGCCCACTGGAGATTCGCCACGGTTGGCAATGTTGAGCCATGCCATCTCACCGCCTCCACCAACTGCAATTTCTGCGTTTGATGTCGGATTCACCAATTTATCGCCGGCTGCATTAAGTCCAGGCAATACGGCAAGGGTTCTCGGGTCTTTCATGTAGCCGTTAACGCTGCCATCCTCGTCTACTACCCAATTTATTTCTTTGGTAACTCTCTGTTGGCGTCCTGCAGTCATGGTCTATCTCCTAAAAAACTAGCTTGGCATCGCACCGATGCCGGATTTTACGATCTGGGCCATGCTTGTAGGCTGCACCCGTTGGATGGGGACTGACTTGTCGGCCTCAATGGAGAGGCGGGCGATCTTGCCGGATTTATCCTCCAGCGTGACCATGGCGTCGCCAATTTTGACGCTTTCCCCGACCTTCAACTCTAATTTCAGCAAGTCAGTCCCCTTGGTTTACGCAGACAGATAGGCGTCGCGCTCGGATGCGGACATCTTGTTGAGGGTTTCCTCGTAGGCCACCGGATCCGTATTGGCCAAGCGGTCCAGCACAGCGAAGCGGCCGCCGTTGGTGTCTTCCACGTCCGCGGCCGGGATCTTGGCCAGGTTGGGCGGGAGTTCACGCTGGGGCGGTGTCTTGCGCTTGGTGTCCTGCGTCTGGGCGGCATCCTGGAAGCCGAATGCGGCCTTCAGGTTCTTGTGCGCCTCGTCGAGGAACTTCTGGCCGGACCAGTTGGCCGTCTCGGGCTTGGTGGCCAGTTCACGCACCTCGGCGTCCAGTGCCTTATACAGGCGCTGGTTATCCTTGTAGATCGGGTGAGTTTCCACAAAGCTGTTGCACGTGGCATTCCAATCGTTCTGCAGGCGCTGCTTCTCCATCTCGGCGGCCGTCTCGGCACGCTCGATCTGGCGCTCGATCTGGCGCTCCTGCTTGTTCAAGGCATCCAGTTGAAGCTGGTATTCCTTGGCAGTGATGTCGCCATTGTCGAACCAGAAGTGAGCCCTTCTGGGTTGTGATCTCGGCCAGCTTGGCGTCTACGTTTTCTGGAACCTGCGCAACAAGTAAGGGTGCCGGTTGTGGCTGGGTTTCGGTGGCTCCTGCGGCTGCGTCGTCGGCCTTGGCGTCGGATGCAGTATCGGCGGCGGCATCGGTGGCTGTGTCATCGACTCCAGCCTTTGCCTTATCTTCAGGGCTTTCTGTGCCTTTCCCATCGTCGGCTCCCGCGCCGTCGTCGGCGTCTGTTGTGGTGTCTTCTGCCCCGCCGTCGTCTTCAGCAAGTGCTGCGCGCTCTTCGTCGGTCAGGCCATCGTCGATTTCTTGTGTCATTTTTGGACTCCAGTGGTTGAAAATCAGTCTTCAAGCAGCATCAAGGCCATCAAAGCCATGATCTGATCATCCTGCGCGGCCTGCTTTGCTTGCATTTCCGCCGGATTTGGTAGGCTCGGCAGTTTGATAGCGTCAATTATGGCAGTTGCAGGCTGTTTCGCGCCCACCTTGGCCTGTGACTGCTTCGATTTTGCCGATTTCTGTTCTTTGGGGGTCTGCTTGGCGTCGAGTGACTGGTTCTTCTCGATGACCTCGTACTTATCGAGCACCTTCTGCAGGAGATCCGCCTCGCTCTGGGCCTTGCCACTGCCGTAGTACGTCGCCGGCGGCGTCTCCGGTGGCTGTTGTGGTTCGATAACCGGACCACTGAGGGCAAAGAGAAGCAGCAGCATGTCAGTTTGTGTATGCCGCGTAGGCGTTGGTGAACGTGAACGACGGGGTTGTGCCGGTGATGGTGTAGTTCAGTCGCCATGTGCGCGGCAGTGCTCCGTTGATCTGCACGGTCTGTGTCGCGTTGGTGGTCAATGCGGCCGGTGTTGCGCCTGCTACCGATTCATTGGTGGGGTACACGTCAAACAAGATGGTTCCGGCTGCCGTCAGTGCGGCGCTGGCCGGCCCGTAGTTTAGCCAAGTGGTGCCGCCGTCGGGAGATACCTGAAGCTGCGCGGTCAATGTAGGCGATGTGCCAGATACCGTTGGCACTACTGCCAGGATCTTCGCGCCTCGGGCGTTGAAGTTGGTTTGGGTAGCACCGGCGAAGCTGGCGGTCTTGGCACCAGTGTCGCCCATGGTCACGTTCACGTTTGCGCGCTGGCGATCCCATGAAGCGCCGTTCCAATTCATTAAATCTGCGCCGATTTGCTTGATCGTCGGGTTAGCCAAGGCATCGGCCGAAGCTGCGGCCGCGGTATCACCTGTTACGGTAGCTGTCACCTGCATGTTGGCTGCCGTGTTGCTGGCAACCAATGCAACGGAAGGCGTCCAAGAGTCCGTACTAAACCGGCTAAACACACGAATAGAACCGCCTGTAATCGTCGTTGCGATACGCAGACGCACAAAGCTGCACCGAATGGCAAATGAGTAGACGATTGCGGAGGCTGTGGCAGTTATTGCTGCTGTGATCGGTACGCCGGTAACCAATGCAGCGTTAAACACCGGCAAAGCGGCCCAGTCTGTACCGTTATTAGACTGCTCAAAAATAAACGTGCCACCCGTTCCAGTAGAAACCACCTGAACCGATGCCGCACGGTAGCCGGACACGTCAATAGGTGCAGCGCCTGCCGTAGTAGTCAGGATGTTGTTTACAACTGCCGTTTGTGCTGCCTGTCCAGATATAACAAGGGGAAGCTCAGTCGTAGGTAAAGCTCCAGAGCTATCAGCGGGGAGCATGTCGCCATAGGCTGTATTGATGTTGAACGTGGTAGTAGTAGACGCGCCCACGTTCTGAGCTAATACCTGAACATAGTTGCCGTTCAGTGGCAGAGATCGAGCCAAGCCTGCACCGGCGGCCACTGGAATGACGATGTTAGGCGCTGCGCGTATACCTGCCAAATCAATAAACTGGCGGATAGTGACAATCATGTCCTGATCGCTTGTCAGCAATAGCGAGATGCTGGGCTGATCTAGTGCAGTTTCAATAACACCGGTAAACGTAGCACCGGCTGCTAGCTGTATGGTGCTGCTGTTGTTGGTGCTGAACAGAAAGACGGTCGCATTGTTGGATGTGGGCACGTTAGCCGCACGCAACTCGGCATTGGTCAATCCCTGTGCAACCATGTTGCTCACAGTGACTGCGCCAGTGTTCACCGCTGTGGTTTTGCTGTTCAGAGCTTCGGCTGCTGCCTGAATCGCACTGGCCGCGGTCAGTAGCGCTGCCATTGTCGTCTGAGTGGCAAAGTCTATCGGTGTGCCGTTGGCGGGGTTGACCACTGCCACCGCCTGCGTCTCGACGATATCCGGACCTTCGGTGCGCTGGAATGTGTCGATCTTGCGCGGCTGGCTGTTTGCGTCGGTAATTGCAACGTTGGACATTACTCTTCAACCTTCTTCCCGACAAAGCTGCCGTCGGCTTGTTTTTCGATCACGACCTTGCTCGCCTTCGGCTTGCTCATGGCCTCCATGGACTGTGCCAGGGTGGATACAGCCTGCGCCATTTCATTCAGCGCGCTCATGGTGCCTTCGCTGATCTGCTTCACTGCCTCGATGCTGGCCTGTGCTTCGCTGGTGGGGCCGACGCCAATAGGTGGGCGGGCCGATACCTGCTGAATGGGTGGCATACCGATCGGTGGGCGTGCCATTGGTGCGGGCATGGCCATGGGCTCAGGGGCTGGGCCTGCTTCGGGCATGGGCGGCTCTTGCATAGCTGGCTCTGGCATAGGCTCCTTGGCCTGCACGTACTGGATGTCCGCCGGCGGTGCCATGGGTGGGCGTGCCGCACCGGGCATGGGTGGCAATCCGATCTGTTGGGGCTTGGTGTAGTCCTGCCATCCGGCTTCCTGCAGCACGCCATCGGCCACACGGGCGATCGTGGGCATGGTGATAACTGCGGTGGCGGCTGTCATAGCTGCGGCAGTGGCGTCCACGCGATCCTTCACGGACAGGCTCTGCTCGCGCTGGCCGGAAATACCCAGCTTCACGGCATTGGCCAGCTTCACGGCAGTGTCGGCCTGCTTGTTCTCCAGTTCGGCGTTGGCCATGGCTTCTTGGAACTGGGCGGCCTTCTGGGCTGCCTGTGCCTGTGCGATGTCCTCTGGTGTTGGCTCGGTCTGGTCGGGATCCTTCATGCCGGTCGCGCCGCGGATGCGCTTGGCAATCTCGTCGCGGTTCGGGATGTCCATGAATTCCACGGCCAGATCCAGCACCAGCACGCCAATCTGGGGCGGCATCTTGGCGATCGCTTCCAGTAGCTGCTCTGCCGCGGCCTCGCGCATGGTGTTGCGCCAGTCTGCCTCGCCGATGACAAAATCCGCTTTGGTGCGGGTGATCTCGTTCTCGGGAAGCCCGTCGTTGATCTGGTGGAAGGCTGCCGCGCCGCGCTCGTTGGTGATGCGGAAGGCCTTTTCCTGCGTGCAAAACTGCTCGATCAGGCTCAGTTGCTTCTCGCCCTGCATCTGGGCGGCCAGTCGGAGGTTGTCGAATGGCTTGTTGGTGGCCAGTGTGCCCTGGTCCTGCCGGCGCTGGATGGCCACACCCGACGATGCGTTGGTTTGGCGGCCAAGGTTCTCGTCCGTGACGCCGCCTACCTGCTGGATCATGCTGATGCCGCGTGACATCAGATCGAGGTGGGGGGCGGCCAGATCGCGCTCGGCGTTGAGGGTCAATTCCTTGCCTTGCCGCTTCACGATGATGGCGTCGGACCGGCTCACTTCCTCGGCGAACTCGTCCAGTGATGTGCCTTCGGGCAGTGCGCCCTCGTCCATGATCACCTTGTTGCTGCTCAGGATGTGCAGGGCCTTGGATGCGCGCTTGTTCACGTCATCCTGGATGTCGCGCACCGACCGGATGATGCCGTAAGGCAGGTTGTCGCGGCCTCGGCGGTAGCACCAGATAGGCGTAAAGCGGAATTGGTTGTGCTTGTAGGGGCTCGGGCCCTCCCAAAGCAGATCCTTAACGGTCATGTGCGCGATACGCACGCGCATCATCAGCTTGTTGACCAGTCGGGAAGCGCCGGAAGCCACCGCGTCGAGGTGGTTGGGGTCTTGCGGGTCGTACACCTCGCCCTTGAGTGGGCCTCCGCGCAGCTTCTGCACCTTCTCGGGGGTGCGGTACTCGCATTCGATCAGGCGCACGCGCTTGCGTTTGTGCGTAACCACTGTGCGGGACACGCCGAAGTTCGAGCGGTCGAATTCAGCGAAGTCCATGGGGATGTCGCCGTCGCCGTCGTCGATGCCGGTCATCATGGTGGCGTCCACCGATGCGCTCTCGATCTGCGCCTCGCGCCCGGGGAACAGGGCTTTCGCCACATCCACGTCCACCCATTTGGTGCGGAAGATGTACCGGCCGTCGCTGAAATCGAGCTCAGTGCTCGCGCTGTCGTGCAGGATGTTGCGCCACGATTCGTAGCGGGAGTAGATCGGTTCGCCGTCGTCCTCGTCCTGTGCACCATCCTCCAGCCAGCCAATGCCGACCTTGATGGCGTCTTCAAAGGCGCGGGAGCGGTGGAAGGGCAGGCGGTTCACGTCGCTGATGTACTTTAGCAACAAGGTCTTGAGCTCGGCCGGCTTGGTGTCGTTCTTCTCGCGGGGCAGGATCTTGAAGTCAGTGCGGCCGCGCTTCTCGGTGCCGATGATCCAGTTAATGCTGGTGGCGATGACGTTGTAGACAATGGGAGCCTGGCCGCGGTCCTTCAGGATCTGGGCTTCTTCCTCGGACCACTGGATATTGTCGTAGTAGTCCTCGTCGATCGCCATCTGGAAGCGGTTTTCGCTCTGGCGGTCTAACTCCTGACGATAGTAACTTAACAGACGACGATGCAGCTCGTAGGCCTTCTCGCCGTCAAGCGGATTCTCGGGGGCTTTGGGTTGGTCCGACGGCTTGGCCTCCGGCATCCGGTCCTCGGGCGTAGCTTTGGTATTTACGCGCGTGAGGCGGTCGTCATTGAGGTCAAACACGTCTTTTACCCCTTAAATCTGCGAAATCTGCTCGAATTCTAGCAGTTCGACCGTCTTTTTAGTGCCATCGCTGTGCTCCAGCGTTGCATAAGCCCCGACCCGTGCCTCTTGCGGATCCACTGGCATGCTCACCAGATCGGGCAGATTCGAGTGGATCATGTCCGCAATCTTGTGGGTGCGGGTCATGCTGTCCTCGAAGCCCAAAGCCTCGGCGATGTACTTTGCCGCGCGCACCAGATACTTCGGGTTGTCGTACAGGTATGCGGATGACAAGGCGATAACGCAGGGCTTCACGCTGCTGGGCGGCCGGTAGCGGGGCAGGATGACCAGGCAGGGCTCGGTGTCCTCTTGGTCCTCGTTGAACACCCACGATCCGAACAGCACCATGTCGCCCAGTTCGCGCATGAAGTGGTGCCGGGTCAGGTCGATAGCCGGCGCTTGGCCGGGTACTGGGGCGTTCACTGGCTGGCCTCGGTCATGGCGTCGATCACTGGCAGGCCGATCAGTCCGGCTGCTCCGTAGGCGTTGGTTTTGGCCAACTGCTCTTTCAGCGCGTAGCCCATGAGTGGCCACATCTTCTCGACGGCATTGGCGCGGGCCACCTTGCGGCCGATCTCGGCGTTGAAGTTGGCGGGGCTGGCGCACGCGCTCTCGCCCGTCACGGTGAAGCCGTTTTGCAGGACCAGTACGCAAAACGTCAACAGCTTGAGGGCTGGGTGTCCGGGGTCGCCAAGCTCGCCCATATAGGCATCTTCTGCGGCTACACCTTGGTCGGCCGTGAAATAGCCCTCGTACAAGATGTTGGCCTCGATGTCGGCGGGCGTAATGCGCGGGGCCACGTTGGCACCGGCCGCCTGAATGTCTTGTTCGATGTCCATGGTGCGCTCCTTAAACGGGGGAAGCGCTGCCGCGGCGGGCGGACAACTGGCGCATCATGCCTTGGCATGCACGGGTGCGGTAGTTGCCGGTCAGGATGCCCTTGGCGGCTTTGCGTGCCAGTTTGTTGCCGGCGGGCAGGTTCTCGGGGCGCGGTGTCGCCTGCTTGTAGCTACTGGTGTAGCGCCGGCTTTCCATGCGCTCGAATGGCGAGACTGCTATACCAATAAGGGAAGCCAGCAAGGCTTTCATGGTGGATGTTTGCATATTAATTCTCCTGTGAGCCCGAAAAGTGCGCCGGGCTCTTAGCGCGGTTCGATTCTAGTACCACCTTGGGCGAAAAGATAGGTTGCGTGGAGCGCTCTGGGCATGCGTGAGCGTGTCAATGCCGCCCTCGATGCCAGTACCCGTGTCCAGTGCCGATGCGATCTCGACCGCTCGCCGGGCGTTTGCTCCCATTGCCATGGCACCCAGTGCGTAGTCGCAGCCACTGCCGATAGCCCATGGCCGGCGGCCGACCTCGGCCCAGTAGCCTGGCTTGCTGCCCACATACACGCATCCGCTCTGGTCTACGGCCATGATCCGGATGTCGGTGGTTTCGGGCTGCTCTTCCCGCTGCCCTGTCATCCAGAGCCAGATGGCATTGCATTCTTGGGATATGCCCGAACAGCCTACAAGTAGACGGCCTTTGGGGTGGATCGCCTCGAATATCTTGCGGACTGCACCATCGGTAGGCGTGCCACCCCATGATGATCTGGTGTCGGCGGCCAACGTGCGGCCATCCCATGCGATTGTTGTCATGCGGTTCTCCAGTTACGCGCCTTGCTGCGCTTGGGAATGCTCTGCGCGCCGGTGGACAGGATTTGCTCGCGCATCTGGCCGAAGCCACGGAATGCGTCGGCCCCGTTGCTCGCCTTGTCGTGCCGTGGCTCGTCCTTCCACACTGCGCGCTGCGGATCCCACTCTTTGCGGTACATATCGAGGTGCTTGATGCCCTGCTTGCACTCGGTTTCATCGAACCATGCGCTGCTGAAGGCGTTGCGGGTCATCTGAATGCCGGTCTGCACCCGGTCGATGCGGGGCACGATCTCGATGTTGCGCAGGCCCAGCTTCTCCAGCATCTCCTTGGGCGTCCAGTTCTTCTCCATGCCAAGGCGCTTCGTGTCGCCGTCATGGGGTAGGTAGTGGCGGCCCCACACGTAGCCGTGCTTCTGCATCTCCGCCACGTAGTGGTCGAAGCTCTCGCTGCTGTTCTCGTAGTAGCGGATGAACCGGTCTTGGGCTCCGACGCGCTGGTGGAACCAGATAGCCATCTCGTCATTCAGGCCGATGTCCCACCATGTGTTGACGGGAATGGCCTTCTCCCATGGCACGGTCGTGATCCGTCCCTGCTTGCGGGCGGTGGCCATCTCGTTGACGTAGTAGCAGCCCTCGGTCGATCGCTGGAATGATTCCTCGGGGGTGCTCGGGTACTCCTGCCACATCCGTTCTGGGTTGCTGCTGAAGTCTGCTTCGCGGGTGGCCACGTACCATGCTCGCTGCTCGGGCGTGATCTCCTGGCCCACCAAGGCCTCGATCTTGGTGAAATACTCTTCGTCCTTGCGGGTCATGATGACGCCGGCAGGGTTCATGCTGTACTCGGGGGCTCTCCACCATGGGAAGAAGTGGAAGCGGTAGTCGCGGAATGTGAGCTCGCGCTTCTGGTGGTCCAGTGCCATCGCCTTCTGGGTGATGTCGTAGAACTCGCCTTCTTGGCCCTCGGCCGTGCTCTCGATCACGATAATGCCGGACTTTGGCACCGCGGGAATGGATCCGGTCATTACCTCGGCGGCCTTCTGCGGGTACTTGGCGCAGATTTTCCCGAACTCGGAGATGTGCAGCCGGTGGATGGTGCCCGATCGCATAGACGTTGCTACACGTATGCTGCTGTTGTTATGCGCAAATAGCAGTTCGCTCGCGTTGTCTGCTTCCAGTGGGAACTGCGCTTTCAGTTCGGGCGGCAGGTTGTCATAGGCGAACTTCACTTTATCGCGGAATATCACGCGCGCCGCGTCCTTATCCTGGGCGATGATGCCGCACCGCACGTTGGCGTTGAACAGGGCGTGATCCAGCCACACAAGGCAGATCAGGGTGGTGAAGCCCAACTGTCGGGCCTTCAGGATCACATTGCGATGCCATAGGCGCTCAATGAATCGCCTCTGCGCCCGGTTGGGCTTGAACTGCACCACTAGCCCGTCGTCGTCCTCGTCGCCCTTGATCAGGATCTTGTACAGGTTGGACAGCCGCCACATAGGGTCGGCCATGTTCCTCTCAAGCTCGGCCAGCGCGGCAGGATCGAGGGACGCGCTCACTCTTTCTTTTCCTTGACCACGGGCAGGCCGGTGCCGGCGATCCGCTGCAGCATAGTGGCCAGTGGGTTCTCAGGCTGCACCCCATGGTTCAGGTCGACCTTCTCCCCCCACTTGCGCGGGTTCCACTTGGCCAGCAACTTCAGGCGCGTCTCGATTCGCAGCTTGGATCGCTGGATGTGCTCTCCGTTCAGCCGGTAGCCTTCTCCACCGTCTGGGCTGACTGTCTCCATCCAGTCATTGGTGGCGTTGTCCGCGATCTCCATGCACTCCTGAGCGATCGCTTCCTCTCCCAGCTCGCGCGCATGTGCGATGCGTGTCTTAAATTCAGGGTGGCGCTCCTGCCAGTCGTAAACCGCTCCCCATTGGGGCATGTGCTCGTCCCGGCAGATTTGGCGCAGGGGTTCTCCCTTTGAGATGCGTTGAACAATCTCATTGGCCAGTTCTGGCGTGTAACTACTGGGCCGGCCACGCGGGCGCTTTGGCTCTGCGGGTGTCTTGACCTTGGCTGCGCGTTGTTTGGTCGCAGGTTTAGCCTCTTGCGCCTTGGCTTTCGCTTTTGTTTTGGCCGGGGTCGTCATGTTTGTATGCGCTAACTTAATGATGTTGGTTGACTCTAAATCAACTTTTGGGTGTGTGGGGTCTACGGGTGGTGCCGATTCGAACCGGATGGTAGCACTATCGAACCATGGAAGGGAATGATGGTTAGCGGATTGGCGGCCGGTGCCTCGGGCGTTGTTGGGTTTGGCGGCATGGCCTTGGCCATGGTTCTTTCGGATCGAGGGAACGGGGTGGTGCGGATTTCCAGGGTTTGCCTGGTTGCGGTCCCCTTGTGCGTTCCATTTGGGTGGTCTGCCCTATCCAGCCCTTTGTCCCTACGTGTGCGGGATTCCGTCCGAGTTGCGCTGGGTATTCTTGGCCGCTCCCCGTGCGATGGTGTGACCGGTGGGGTGTGCCGGGCCGTGAGCGATGCTGATACCGAGTACATGGTGTATCGGGTTGATGGGTAGGCAGCTTGCGCTGGGCTTAGGTGGTAGTTCGTCCACCCCCGTTTTTAAGAGAGGCTTTCTCGCATGCGATACACAATGGTATCGAGCGCCAGAGCACACACGCACACTGGCAAGCTGCCGCCATCATCGAAGCACCCTCGGCACTTAGCTGCTGCGCACCGGATCTGGGTTGAAACAAACCAAGGGCGCTTCGATGATGTGGCGTCCCTATCCGCAAGGGACCACGCGGTCTGATTGTAGCTTTGCGCCGAACTGTCTCAGACATTCCCGGCGGTTGTGTATTTTACACTAGATCCCGGCCCCCATGTTGAATATCGACGCCTTGCCGGCAAATTGCTTGGTGATGCCGGGCTGGTGCATGGGCTCGTCCGTCTCTGGCTGGTATGGCTTCAGTATCTCAAGCTGGTCGACCAGGTGCTCGTTGTCGCGCAGTAGGGTGAGCCCTGCCTCTGACAGCCAGAATACCGATACCTCGTAGCTCACGCATTCAGGGTGGGACATTCGGCGCTGCTGGGAGTGCAGCCAGCCGGCGCGGGTCAACTTGCGCAGGCGGGCCAGTAGGGGCACACGATGGCGGCCGGATGTGAGTGCGATGTCTTTGGCTGTCGCGGCCACGGGGTGGTGGTTTTGCTGTATGTGGTACAGCATCGTCAGGGTTATGAGTTTGGCGGTCTTCGGCATGGTCATTTCGCCTCCGGTGGAGTTGGCGCGGCTGCAAGCAATGAATCCCAAACGGACTTAATGAAATCGTCTGAGACTTCGTATTGACGACTTGTTTCCTCTCCGTACTCACTCCATCGCGCTGCATCGCACATTTCCGGCGTAGGCTCCATCGGCACCAGCTTGTAGCCTTCTGGCTCCGCTTGCTCTGGAAGTACCGGCCACTCAACGACCTTGCCGTGTGTGCCTACGATCTTTCCGAAGCCTGTTACCGGCTCCGCTTGCTTGGGTGCTGCCGCAAATACTTCTTTCAATCGCCGCTTGCATTCAGCTTCATGCGCTTTCTTTGCGCGCTCAAAGTTTGCCGCTGCTAGGTCTAGGCTTGTTGAGTCTTGCCAGCCGAATGTAGAGCCTGCCCAGCCCTGAAACACGCTGAAAAGCTGGTCAATCAGTGCGTCGCTCACCGGCTCTTGCGCTTGCTGTGCTTGCTTGATGGCGGTGATGGCATCTTGGCACTTCGCCTGCACAGTGAAGTTGTCAACTGTGATTGATGAAAGCTCCAGCGCCTCCAGCGCAAGTGCTAGTGTGTCTTTGGTGGTCATACAAGGTCATCCTCATCAACAGCACATGAATAGGTCGGGATGTATCCACCCTGAACCCAATAGGTTTTGCCACAAGAAGGGCAGTTGATTTCTTCGCGTTCCTCTTTGGGCGCTAGTGCGAAAAGGTCAACTCCTTGGTACTCAACCATTTCGTCCGTAGTCATTTCATGCTCACAGCGGGGGCATGTTGGGTTAGTGGTCATAGTGTTTCCTTCAAAGAGCGAACGACTTGGACAAGCTGCTTTGTCGCGTGATGGTTGAAGATTCCAAGCTCACCGGCTTTCTTGAGCATTTCTTTTTCAGCTTCCTCCAGCAAGTCGATCAGGGCTTGCTTCATTTGTTCTTCGGTGTAGAGATCCTCTCTCTCATATTCAGGTCGCTGAATCTTGCTGCGCCTGCGCTCATCGGCATACGTCCACGGATAGTTGCCAATCATTCCTGGCTCACTGCGATAGCGAGTGCGAAACCCAACCGGCTCAGGCATCTTCATGCTGGCCTCCCTTCTTTTGCTCGTTGGCAATCAGCAAATTCAACACGTCCTGAATGATTGAGTTGATGCTGCGTTGAAGTCCCAGCAGGACGAAGATGCAAAGCTGGAAGAAAACGCAAAACACAAGCAGCGTTATTTCAAGATTGGTCATTGCTGGCCTCCCTTGGCTTGGATTCCGTGAGCGGCTTCAACGGCCCGTCCAACACGAACTCCATAGGTGTGCATGGTTTCATCACTTCTGCGCGGAGTAATCGCCGCCAAATGGCTCATACCCTCATCAGTCAGTGGCACCAGCTTTGCAGCAAGGGCGTTGCGTTGCTTGAGTAGAGTTTCCGATTGACTTACCGCAAGTTGATTTAAGTTATTCAGTCGCTCGTTCTCTGCTTGCAGCGTTTGAATCTGGTCTAGCAGGGAGATAACGGCAGCAGGGTTTGCTGCATCTTTGAAGGCGTCCCTAGCAAGCCAAGCAGCCTTGTACTCAGCGGTTTGCATGTTCGCTCTCTGCTCAGTTGTAGTGTTGGCAGCCTCTGCCAGCTTGCGCAGTTCAATCAGTGTCATTTCGGCTCCTTTGTTTCTTCAGTTGTGTACCACCGGAAGAACAGCGCCAGGATGACGATGCAGCCGGTGCAGAATCCGAGGGTGAAGTAGATGGCGTACATCACAGCACCACCCCCACCGCGATCAATGCCACCGCGTAGGTGACGCACAAGGCTATGCGGATCGGCGTCCAGAACTTCTCGGACTTGCGGCGCTCGATCGCGCAGGCGTAGTTGATGGTTTCGCGGTTCATTGTGCGGGCTCCCAGTTGTCAGGCAGATCCACGGCATCGAGGCCGGTGGCGTACTCGTCGGCCAGTTGCTCGGCCATGGTTGGCGCTACAGTTTCAGTAGCTGCGCGCGCACACTCCACGGGGGCCGGCGGTGCTTTTGGCATCCAAACCGCCAAGGCCTGCGCCATGATTGGGTGAAGGTTGGAGCTCATGCCGCACCAACTTCTATGACTTCGTAGGTGCCATTGCCGTTGCTCTTTATTGCGCCGTTTTTCTCCATTTCTTCAAGCAATAGGGCGGCCCGGTTGTAGCCAATGCGTAAATGCCGCTGCACTAGGCTAATGCTGGCGCGATTTTCTTTCCGGATGACTGCGAGGGCTTCTTGGTACATCGGGTCTTCACTGACGCTGCCTTCAGTCACTGGTTGCTCTGCGCTGCCTTCGGGTAGCGTCTCGACCACAGCCGTGTGCGCCTTTGTCCAAGCCTCTTTGCGTTCGGCCATCCAGCCGGGGAAGGGGCGCGGATCGTCTCGCATGGGCATGATGACGGCCAAGAAGTCCGGGTCTGCATTCCACGTCACCAGGATCGCAGAATCTGCCGTGTCTTGGTTCAGTTGGGGCGCATAGAACTTGCTCGCTGCTACGTTGCCGATCTTCATGGCGCGGCCAACGTCGACCAGGTACTGAGCGTTGAAAAAGCCTTTCACGCCATGGGCGGGCGCGTTGGGCACCACTCTCACCCAATCGGGGAACTTGCCTTCGATCTCCCATGATGGCACGCCGCGTTTGCGGATGGGGATCGGCTGGATATAGACCTCTTGCGATGGCGATTTTCCGGGCTGCTCTTCCAGTATTACGGCCAGGCGCTCGTCGCGCACCACAAGGCGCTTCAGATCACTGCCTTGGCAGGCCTGCAGCAGCTTTGCATCGGCTTGGATGATGATGGGGCGATCTACGCCGGTGGCGGTGGTGTCGCGCCACACGCACATGGCATGGCCATTGGTCGCTGCGATGATGGCTCCACCCTCGGGGCATGGCTCAAGGTAGACGCCGTTCAGGTAGTAACGGATGTCTTGATCGGCCTTGAAAACGGCCACCGCGGCAAACAAGCGGGCTTTTACATTGAGGTTCATACGGCTCCTTGGTTACATTGCTTTGAACTGCTCGACCGTCATGTAACGGGCGAAATACTCTTTCCCGACTTGTCGGAAACAAGCGTGCACGGCCTTGCCCTGTTCGTTGTGGCGCTGGGGCTCACCCACCAGAAAGCGGCTGCCGATGTCCAGGCGGGGCGGGACAATCTCCAGCATGTGCTGGTACATGGCCACGGTGGTGGGGATCCACTCTTCCGGCAGGGCGTCCATAGCTGCCCAGAGTGCAGCCCATTCCAGTTTGACTGATAGCAGTACGGTGCGCAGATCGTTTGCTTGCTTCACAAGCGCTACGGTGTGCTCGTATCCGGCCGCTCCATTGGCTTCGAGGCTTTCAGTGGTGATGCCCTTGCAAGCGTTCCACGTGGCAGCAAGGCGGCGAGCATTGGCTTGAAGCTGGTCAATGCTGATCTGCTCGTACTTGATGGTATCGGAGCGCAAGCATTGCGCCCCCTGCAACACCATTTTCGCCCCACTATCTGCGGTAATCCAAATTGCTGATCCGTCGCCATACGCGTTTGATACCGTCAGATCGCCTTCAGTGTGTTCGATGGTCATATAACTCCTTGGTTTGAATATTCGGGACAGATCCCGCACATGCCCGCTGTCACCGGGCAAGGGCTGGCACTGTCAGTTGTCAAAAAAGAAAACAGCGCGATGGTTGTCGCCGGCTACGCCTTCAAAGGTCTCAATGATCCTCTCCAGGCTGTCACCCAGAATGAACGACGCAGGAACTTCGATCTCAAACTCTTCGTAGTCTGGTGCATTGGTACTTTGGCAATATGGGTAAAGCAGATTCCAATCAGGCGTTCCGGTTGCGATGCTGGCCCGCAAGGCTTCAAGCTCCTTGATGCTTTTCATTCCGCTGATCAAAACCTTCTGCGAAGCCAAGAAGTTCTGCATGGCCACCAACTCATGCAGGTACAGATAGCTGTGTGAATGGCCATCGATGCCATACCTGGCGCACTCTTCCGCATATTCAGGGCACGCATCGAACGGAATGCCGCGCGGCTCAAATGCAAATTCGTGCTCGCGGCGCACGCCCTTGGACAACAAGCCAAACAGGTTGTAATTGCGATCGGTAAAGCGCTTTTCCCATTTGACTTCCACGCCCTTGTCGTCGTCGCCGTAATCGAAAGGTGTCCACTCGTCGGCAGTTACCCACTTACCGTTGACGTGTGCCTCCTTGAAGAAATGAATGTCGCAGCCCATGATCTACTCCTTAAAAAATTGAATTAATAAACTGACGCTTTGAATTCTACACGCATAAACAAGCAATGGCGCAAGTATTCCGAAAAAATAATTTAGGACAAACCCTAGGCCCTGTGACTAGCCCATGTAAAGCTCACCAGCTTACCTCCACCTTCTCGTAGCCGGTCCAGTATCCGCTCACCGAAATAGGTGGATAGCGTTGACTGGTCCAAGTTCGTCAGGATGATCGTCGGGCGAACGTGCTCGTATCGCTTGTTGATGACATCGAACAGCAGCACCTTGCTGTGCTCCGTGCCCATATCCGCGCCCACCTCGTCCAGTATCAGCAGCTTTGGGTCTACCAGCGCTTTGATGGCGTCGGCCTCACTCAGGGTAGCGCCCTTGTCGTAAGTCGCCTTGATGCCCCGCATGGCGTCGCTGACGGTCACGAAGAAGGCAGAGCTCCCAGCCTCCATGATCTGGTTGGCGATGGCGCAGGCCAGATGCGTCTTACCGGTGCCCGGCTTTCCCACAAACACCAGGCAGGTGCCGGATTCGAGCATTGTCGGCCAGTTGTCCGCGTAGCGCTTCGTCGTACGCAGGGCTTTTTCCTTCTCCGGTGTGTCGGCCACGTAGTTCGCAAACGTGCGGGTCTGGAACCGGGGAGGGATCGCACTGCGCTCAAAGATCGCCCGGATGCGTGAATCTTCGCGCTCGCGGTTCATGGCCAGATCGCGGGCAGCTTCAGCGTCTGCATGCTCCTTGGCGCATTGTGGGCAGCCCCGGGTGATCTTCCGACCCAGCACCTCAATGGTCCGGCGCTCGTAGGGGCCGTGCCTGCCGCATGTGGCCTGAGCGGTTTGGTCAGAAACGTCCATCTTCGCTCACTCCCTTCGTGTAGTCCATTTGGGATAAGTCGTGGAAGGTCTTTCGGGGTACTCCGTGCGCCGATCCTTTTGGCGCGTACACATCTTTCCAGCCGCTGCGGATCGACGTGTTGATGGCCTCGATTGGATCGTGGCCGGCGTCGCGTATGCGCTCCAGTTGGTTGACCAGCAGCTTGTGGGCGTAGTCCGTACCCTTGGCCTTCAGCTTCTTCCGAACCTCCAAGAATGCCGCCCATGTTTCGGCCGGGATCCAGTCAGGCAGCACGAAGGTGCTGGTATTAGGGTTATGTGATGGTTCAGAAGGTTGAGTGATGGTTATGGGCGCAGATTCTGCGGGGTGGGG